GCAGATTTGAAAGGGTGCTCTTTCACTATATCTATCCCGCCTGGGCGCGCAAGAGTTTGCATTCCTTCTTTTGCTAAAAAAGGTTTTGTTGGTGGTTTTAATGGAGTTTTTGGACTGGAAAGGAGATCCATTAGCGAAGAACCTTGTTTTCCTCCAAAACTAAATCCAGATTGCTTACTTGCACCTGGTTCCATTTGGCCATCTTCACTTTCTTGATCAAGGCTACCAAGAGCTTCTTTTAAAGCGTCATATTCAGAATACCCTTGATTAGCTATCAAGTCTTCCATCTGAGCGGACAATCTACCGAGAGTTTCTTCGTCTCTGTATGTTTCCTTTCCTAAATCTTTCAGAGCTTTATTTATTTTACCTGGCACACCAAGAAGAGATTTTTCTTTTGCTGCCCGTGCTTTTTCGCCAGCTGCTTGTTGTTTTTGAAATTGGGTTAGATAAAGCTTTTGGTATTCTTTTGGAAGAGCGGCAAAATCATCCCTGTTTTCTTCTGGAATCCCGAGTAGGCCGGCGAGTTTCTTGGACTGCTTGTTATCCTCATACCCATAGATCATATCGGGGATGCTTTGGGTCACATTCCCCAACCCTTCCATGAGTTTTTCGCCGAAAGAACGCTGTCTACTTGGAGCCTTTACCATAAATCACTAATTCCATTTTCTATTCATGCCCATAATCTTAGACCAATCGGCTTCTGGAGACTTCTGGCCGCTGAATGAAGATCCAATTTGACCACCAATTGTCGCTCCTGCTGCGGCTCCCGCCGGGCCTCCCAAGAAAGCACCACCTATCCCACCAAGAACTGGAAGTCCTATGCCTAATGCCTGCTCCCACCATGCAGGACCCTCATCCTCTTCGCCACCAAAATAGCCTTGTTGGTCAGGTTTGAGAAGAAGGTCGCCAAGAGAAAGTACATCTCTCATCGATCTATGCATTAGGTCTTGACGTTTTGAGTAAAGTTGATCGGCCAAGTTCGCACCCGCTCCGGCGATGGCGTTTTGCATCCCGCTCGATCCACTTATTCCGCTGCCCGCGTATCTTTGGGCAATGCCTGGCGCAATCTGTTGGTTGAACTGGTTTAGAGCTCCCTTTTCCATGCCCTCAAAAGCACTTGGGTCACCTTTAGCGCGACTCATGATTTGCTGGAGAACGTCGGGAAGGCCTTGGGAAGTCCCCATGGCTAATTGTTGGTAGATATCGGAGCGGGAAGCCATAGGTTTATTTCCTTTTTAGATTCAATATATCAAGGAGATAATTTAAATCAGAGGAATTCAAATACCACGATCCCTGAGGCGATCGTTGGAGGAGCTCCAGCTCCCTTTGTGACGATGATTTGCGTGGCCGTTACCCTTAACCCTATTTGATTATTCACAGCAAGCACATCCACGTAAGGAAGCGATTGCCACGATGTCCCATCAAAGAACGTGCCATACAGCCTTGTAGCCTGGTTAATTAGCGTTATTCCGTGGGCGACCGTTAGCACAGCATCGCTAACTTGAACTACAACTCTGTATCCGTCCCGAAGCTTTAGTGGAGCTGTTATTCCACTCGCAGGAAACCACCTTTCGCCGTCAGGTACTTGTGGATTTACAAGAGTACCTGTGCTCGGCTGTTGAGAAAGATCAAAAACCCCAATGGTTCTTTGATTGATAGCCGATCCATATTGAGTGGAAATATTGACCAACTGCTTCTCAAGATTATGCGGATCGTCGGTTGGAAATTGCCTGTAGGTATATACAAAAGGAGAACTCATGCGAGCGTCCTACTTGGGTAAAGATCCAAAATTATTGAATGAAGAACCCAAGGGGAAGTAGCTATTGGAACGCTACGCATTTGTGTGTCGTTAAAACTCATTTGCAACTGAACGGTATCTCCTATACAAGAAGACGCCAGTCGATGCCAAATTTGCGTCTGCGATCTTTGGAATGAATTTATTCCAAGTGAATCGTCAGGGCGAGTGCGAACTATAGCATTAGAAATAAGAGAAGGTTGTGGGTTAGCAAATGTACTGCTATTTAACGAGTCGGGCGATTGCGATCCAAGAATATCTACTGTAAATTCCCCATTGACCGTCGTATCTAAAAAGTATTTTTGCGCTCCAATTCTAGTCTTTTGCGCGTTAGACCAAGCCAATTGGAACTGTTTTGATTGGATGAATGGTTGGTCAATAATAGACATTTGCCAAGTTCCCGGCACAATGTTTCCCGGGAGGACAGTGGGATCGGAAGTGTCGAAATTAACTGTAATTTTAGATGTAGGGTTGGCAAATAGCTGATCACCAAGGTTAGCGATTTTTCCAATGAATGATGGGGACTTGGTATTTCTTAGAGTAAAACCAACGTACATCTCTGCAAAAAGATTGTGGTTTACAGAAGTAATTGTATAGGTGCCGTCCGCATTGGCAACGATATCTTGAATTACCATGGACGAATCGTTTGTTGACCGGTTGGCCCACTTTAACATAATGAACCCTTGGGGAGTTCCAAACGCTACAAAAGGGTAGGTTGAAGATGAGTTTGGCAATGCATTCCAGGGAGTATCCCAGCTAGCCCAAGTGAAATCCGTGAGAGCCGCCCATCTAGTTGTAGCTATGCTGCTCTTTATTAACCCATAAGTAGTTACAGACTCATACCAAATTGAGAAGCTTCCCTCGCGGTAATTATAAACCAAAGTAGTATCAGGAAAATAGGTGGGATTGGCGTCCCCATCGTCAGGATTAAATATAGCAGTATAAGAGAAGTGAATCACTTCGTTAACGAAGTCCCTACCCCCTGAAATACGCTCAAAACCATTACCGTCTGGACTAAGTTGAAATATCTGTTCGATTATTGGCAGGTCAAATCGTTTTGCGTCATAACTTGATGTGGTAATAAACCCGTACTCACCTACTGTGAGAATACCTTTATCCATTGGAATGATCGAATGGGTTCCTGCGGTCCCGAAATCTGGGTTAATTACTTGTGACACAAATGGGTCTGTCTCTATCCCAGTATTCGTCAGCTTCCTTTGAGCTGATTCAAGCCCTAAGATCAATGATCCTTGCGTGATGGCGGCGCTAATGATTCTTTCAGTAGTATCTAGGTCAATGAAACCGCCAAATCCTTGGATATTTGATACCCAAGCTAAAGGTTCGAATCCGACGTTGGTTGGGGAATTCGCATAAAATGGGGTTGCTGTGACTTGGCAGTATCTAATTCGATTAGCAAAGTAAATGGAAGTTCCTGCGGCAATTTGGGCGCTCGTTGCTTCAAAAGTACCTATGGCTAAAAGTCTGTTTCCGAATGGTATAACTATCCTCGCTCCAACCAAATATGTGGAAGCCGTAGTGGATAGATTATCTAAAGGGGGCGCAAAGTTACTAAATCCTGACGCATCATACCATCTAATCCCATCCCCGATTTGCGCGGATATACCTGTATCTAAAGTAATAAGCCTTGTTAGTGGAAATACCACTCCAGTTCCAGCATTAATGGCAGAAGCCCCAACCACAATTGTAAATGTATTAACCCCCGTCCTAGTAATGGAAAACGCCTTTAGGTTTATATTTCCGGCGCCAGCTCCTGTAGTCTCGTTGAAAAAAACAACATCACCGGTTTGTAACCGCATGTCTGTAATTCCCGCAGGAAGAGTCAGAGTGACTGTCGGGTTGGCTCCTGCACCAATTGAAGCTATAGCAAAAACAAATGAACCCGCACTATTATTTGTAACAAACATCGCTCTAAAGTAATTTGACGAATCAAATTGTTGAAAATCAGTTCCTGACCACCAAATTGGGGCAGTTGTGACCCTATAAAACGAATTGTCTACGAAGATGGTTCCGTTGAGAGAATAGGAATATACAGTATCAAAGTAAATATTTACCGGGAAGTCGATTGGTGTTGAAGGACTTTGAGCAGATTCAAACTCCTCGATACCCATAACAGGAAGTCCGGGGATAAATTGAACAGATGTCGCCGCGATTGCAGGATGAGTAATGCTTAAAGCCCCTGTTACCCTATTCAATGTTCCAGAATATGTGGGATCGCTACTAACTAATGTTGATACAGCTCCTGCGGAAATATCAGCATCTGTTAAAACGACGCTTCCGATAAGAAATTGTGATGTCCCATATTGGTTGTTATTAACATTGTTCGGGAATGGAATTGGAGCAATGTTAGCCGTAAATGGGGAAGCGCCCGTCGTGCCTATTTCTCTTTGTAGCTGCCCAAGCTTGTCTGACCCAGGTTTTTTGATTAATCTTTTTCTCCAACAAAGGGCGTTTTCTAAAACAGGAAAAGCGTCGTTTCCTATCAAAAACGGTTTTTCGTTAGTCTGTAGCCCCGCCGCTATCGAAGAAATGACAAGACGACTAGGGGCAGTCATTAATTCCCCCAGGCAAAGAAATTTATGGACTGGGCTCCACCTGCCTGTGTGTATGCTGTAAATTGAGAAGCTGAGTTAATTACAACGGAAACTGGGGAAAAGAATCCTGCTACCGCTGCTGTAGCAACAATACCTAAACATGTAGTTGGGAAGGCGGGGGTAAAGTTTTGCAAAACTCCTGCCGTTATGGCTGTACCAGTCCCAAATTTAAAGATTAACCCCCACGGAGAAATTACGGTATACATCGTACCGCTTAAAGTTGCATTTCCCGTAAGTTGTGCCACGTTTGCAGCTAGAGCGCCATTTTGAAAAAAAAGTTGAGTAGCTCCAGCAAAAGTTTTTGTATATAGAGAAGATACAGTGGACGCTCGGTTCGGGTCGGCGGCTAAAGGGGCGGAAATAGTAACTTGTTTGTGGAACCCTTGTAATGCGCCTCCAGTATTAAAAGGAACGTGATCAGTATTATATGATGTCGCAATTTGGATGAAGTTTTGTTGAATTTCTGGTTGCGAAGCGGCCGGCGTTTGTGTAGAAATTGGGGTATTGTAATAAGTCATTTTAACCTTTAAAGTTGGTTATTATACCCGGCTCCAACTCCTACTTGACCAGTATAGATCGTGCCGGTTCTTACAACTGAATTCTGTCTTGTGGTGCGCCTCAGCACAAAGTTTTCCTGCTCTCTGAAAAATGGTTCGTAAAACTGTAACTGCTCTTTGTCGCCGTAATCAGAAAGAATTTTTCGCGCAGCTCCTCTAGCCAGATATTCAGTCATCCAACGGTAGGGGATAGCATTTGTCGTGGCCAGGAAAGCTGCTGGGGTATAGTAAGCGTCGCATCTAAATAGGAATGGTTGCGACGGGACAGGGCGGAAAGTGAATATGTTATCGTAAAAGAGAACAGCTTGAGGTCTACCTGCCGAATAGGGAACGCATTGTGAATTTATAGCGCTTGTAGTAGGTATAGAGTTGAGAAAAGTAACAGAAATGGCTCCTGTTACATAATTTACTGTTCCTACCGTTTGAGCAACGTTGTTGATATCGTACTGAATTAAAGCCCCCGTTGTGGCTGTCAAAGGGGAGTCCTGAGCTACATTTAAAGTTCCATTAGAATCAAGAGCGGTCACATAAACATTAGAGGTCAATAAACCTTGAGAATTTACTGTAATTGTAGCTGTTCCGCCGAGTGTGTAGGCTGTGAAAGCGGTACTATTCACGTTGATAGTGAATGTAGCACCCGTACTATTCACAACCTGGTAAGTATTTCCGTTAAGCTGCGTCATACCCGCCACGCCAGCAAATGTCACTAAGTCTCCCACGACAAATGTATTCACTGCTGTGACAACGGCTTGCGTTGCTTGGGAAACTCCCGTAACTGACGCAATATTTGTAAAACCAGGCTGGATATTCTGGTCGAGGTGGTTTCCTGCGAGTGGAATAACAGCTCCACTAAAGCTTCGGGACGGATACAGAGTTGTAGTTCAAGTTAGCGATGCTGTGCTAACGGTCGCCCACGGAATAACGCTAATTAACCAAGCTACAAGGCTGTATGGCACGTTCTTTGATGGGACATCGTGGCAATCGCTTCCTTACGTGGATGTGCTTGCTGTGAATAATCAAATAGGGTTAAGGGTAACGGCTACGCAAATCATCGTCACAAAGGGAGCGGGAGCTCCTCCAACGATCGCCTCAGGGATCGTGGTATTTGAATTCCTCTGATTTAAATTATCTCCTTGATATATTGAATCTAAAAAGGAAATAAACCTATGGCTTCCCGCTCCGATATCTACCAACAATTAGCCATGGGGACTTCCCAAGGCCTTCCCGACGTTCTCCAGCAAATCATGAGTCGCGCTAAAGGTGACCCAAGTGCTTTTGAGGGCATGGAAAAGGGAGCTCTAAACCAGTTCAACCAACAGATTGCGCCAGGCATTGCCCAAAGATACGCGGGCAGCGGAATAAGTGGATCGAGCGGGATGCAAAACGCCATCGCCGGAGCGGGTGCGAACTTGGCCGATCAACTTTACTCAAAACGTCAAGACCTAATGCATAGATCGATGAGAGATGTACTTTCTCTTGGCGACCTTCTTCTCAAACCTGACCAACAAGGCTATTTTGGTGGCGAAGAGGATGAGGGTCCTGCATGGTGGGAGCAGGCATTAGGCATAGGACTTCCAGTTCTTGGTGGGATAGGTGGTGCTTTCTTGGGAGGCCCGGCGGGAGCCGCAGCAGGAGCGACAATTGGTGGTCAAATTGGATCTTCATTCAGCGGCCAGAAGTCTCCAGAAGCCGATTGGTCTAAGATTATGGGCATGAATAGAAAATGGAATTAGTGATTTATGGTAAAGGCTCCAAGTAGACAGCGTTCTTTCGGCGAAAAACTCATGGAAGGGTTGGGGAATGTGACCCAAAGCATCCCCGATATGATCTATGGGTATGAGGATAACAAGCAGTCCAAGAAACTCGCCGGCCTACTCGGGATTCCAGAAGAAAACAGGGATGATTTTGCCGCTCTTCCAAAAGAATACCAAAAGCTTTATCTAACCCAATTTCAAAAACAACAAGCAGCTGGCGAAAAAGCACGGGCAGCAAAAGAAAAATCTCTTCTTGGTGTGCCAGGTAAAATAAATAAAGCTCTGAAAGATTTAGGAAAGGAAACATACAGAGACGAAGAAACTCTCGGTAGATTGTCCGCTCAGATGGAAGACTTGATAGCTAATCAAGGGTATTCTGAATATGACGCTTTAAAAGAAGCTCTTGGTAGCCTTGATCAAGAAAGTGAAGATGGCCAAATGGAACCAGGTGCAAGTAAGCAATCTGGATTTAGTTTTGGAGGAAAACAAGGTTCTTCGCTAATGGATCTCCTTTCCAGTCCAAAAACTCCATTAAAACCACCAACAAAACCTTTTTTAGCAAAAGAAGGAATGCAAACTCTTGCGCGCCCAGGCGGGATAGATATAGTGAAAGAGCACCCTTTCAAATCTGC